GGAGAGGTCTTTGAAAGTGTTCGATCACTTCCTACAAAATCTCTAATTTAATAAATAACTTTAGAATAAAACCATATTGTATAAAATTACGAGGGAAATCTCAAATGTCAGATAATTTAAACGAAAAATTTGAGGAGCTTGTAACCGAAGGAGATGTAGGCGCTACTGCCTTATCACCCGCTATTGTTCCAAGTCAAGCTTCTGGTAGCCAGTACATGCAACCTGTTACAGGTCAAAGTGTAACCGCAGTTAATTCAAAAGCAGGAAAACAAGACTCAGGGTTCAAAGTTCCTACTTCAGTTGCTCCTGGTCAATCAGAAGAAGATGATGGAGGTTCTTCATTCCAAAAACCACAAGGCGAAAAAAATCCTGGTGCTAAGTCATCTAACCACAATAAGAGAGTTAGTGACGCGCAAACTCGCGGCACACACCAAGATCCAATGCCTACACTTAAGTCATCTGGTTACGGATTAGAAAGTGGTCCTAACAATACAAAAGTATTTGGAATGGAAGCTCTAGATTATACTGGTGCTGATGATGTTGCCGCTTTAACTGAAGGCGAAGATTTATCAGAAGAATTCAAAACAAAAGCAAGAACAATTTTTGAAGCTGCTGTTAAATCACGCATCGAAGAGCAAGTAGTTAAAGTTGCTTCAAAATTACAAGAAGCTTTTGATGCTAAATTGAATGAAGAGATTGCTACTCTCTCAGAAAAAGTTGATGAAACTCTAAGCTATGCTATCATGGCATGGGTAGAGGAAAATCAAATTGCCCTTGATGCTGGTCTCCGTTTAGAGATTGCAGAAGAATTCATGGGCAGCCTCAAAAAAGTTTTTGAAGAAAACTATATTGACCTACCTGCTGAAAAAATTGACGCGGTAGAGTCAATGACAGAAGAGCTTTGTGAAATGGAAGGCCGTCTCAACGAACAGTTGGAGCGCAATATTGAACTTAACAATAGACTCGCTGGTTATCAAAAACAAGCAATCCTTTCTCATATGAGCGAAGGTCTTGTTGATACTCAGAGAGACAAACTTGCTTCTCTTGCTGAGAACGTAGAATTTGTTTCTGAAGAAGATTTCAAAAATAAAGTTTCTACAATCATCAGCAGCTACTTCCCTAAGCATGTAGTTAAGGAGCAAATGGATACAGCAGTTGAAGGTGCATCAGATGAGCACTCACCAGCAATGGCCGCTTATCTACAAGCCTTAGCTCGCTGGCAATGATTTTTAATAAATAATTAAGCAACATCCCAAATTACTCAACGGAGTTAACGCAAATGTCAGATTCAAGACTTTTGCAGGAAAAGTGGGCACCTGTTCTTAATGCCTCTGGTTCTGGTCTTTCAGAAATTAAAGATGCATATCGTAGATCGGTCACCGCTGCCCTGCTAGAAAACCAAGAGAGAGCGATTCGTGAAGAATCTTCAATGCTCAACGAAGCACTTCCTGTTAACGCACTAGGCGCTTCAGCAATCTCACCCTCAGGTTCAGCCCTATCATCGACCAACACTGCTGGTCTCGCTGGTTTCGATCCTATCCTAATCAGCCTCATCCGCCGTTCGATGCCTAACCTTATCGCTTATGATATCGCAGGCGTTCAACCAATGAGCGGTCCTACTGGACTTATTTTCGCAATGCGTGCTCGTTACCAAGATCAAGCTGGTAAGGAAGCTCTATTCTTCGAACCAGATTCAGGTTATTCTGCTGGTTCAGATGCTACCAGAGGCGCTGCTACTGTACGCGATCCTTATGGTGTTGGTGGCGACGCAGAAGGCAACAACCCAGCTCTTCTTAACGACGCTTCTCCTGCTGCTAATGCTTACGAAGTTAAGCATGGCATGAGCCGTGAAGCTTCTGAAGTCATGGGCGAAGCAGGAACTCTATTCCGCGAAATGAGCTTCAGCATCGAGAAAACTTCGGTTACCGCGAAGACTCGTGCTCTCAAAGCAGAATACACCCTAGAACTCGCACAAGACCTCAAGGCTATCCATGGTCTTGATGCTGAGCAAGAACTTGCTAACATCCTTTCAAGCGAAATCCTCGCTGAAATCAACCGCGAAATCATCCGTACAGTATACACCGTCGCTCAGCCTGGTGCTCAGACCGACGTTGCTACTCAAGGTACTTTTGACCTTGACGTTGATTCAAACGGTCGTTGGATGGCAGAGAAGTTCAAGGGTCTCCTATTCCAAATCAACCGCGACGCAAATGCTATCGGTCAGTTAACACGTAGAGGCAAAGGCAACTTCATGATCTGTTCAGCAGACGTTGCTTCCGCTATGTCAATGGCTGGTATGCTTGACTACGCTCCTGCTCTAAACACATCACTCAACGTTGATGACACTGGTAACGTATTTGCTGGTGTTCTCCAAGGTGGTATCCGTGTTTACATCGATCCATTTGGTGCTCCTATCTACACTCAAGGCGCTAATGCTAAGCATTACTACGTCATGGGTTACAAAGGAACCTCACCTTATGATGCAGGTCTCTTCTACTGCCCATACGTTCCTCTCCAAATGGTTCGTTCGATCAACCCTGACACCTTCCAGCCTAAGATTGGCTTCAAGACACGTTACGGCATGGTCAGCAACCCATTCGTTTCGAGCGCACTTCTCGGTAGCGGTCCTCTCTCTGATCCTGCTTCACCAGATGGTCAGTCACTCACTGCTAACAAGAACCAGTACTACAGAAGAGTTAAGGTTATCAACTTAACCTGATTCTTAGGTAAATACTTTGAGACCTCCTTCGGGAGGTCTTTTTTTA